CGTATCCATTGCCACAATCTACTGAGCAAATTCAAGCGGATATGAGCGCTATCATTATTCAGCCTGGAGTACCACAAGAGCTACAAGACCAATGGACTAATATGCTTAATAGCCCTACAGTCCAAGCTGATGTGAACCAAGCTGAAGCTAATAGCGACAGTATGGCTAATGAGTAATAGAATAAAACTATTAATAATCTGTTCATAATAGTTAATAACTAATAAAATCATGACATTAGAATCGCACACAGAAGAATCTAAAGCTAAGATAGCTGAAAGCATGAAGGGCAACCAAAATGCTAAGAAGAAGCCATTTACTGAGCAGATGAAACGATTTATTCTTGCTAACCCTGAGAAGATGGAAAGAATCATTGAGGGAGTGTTCAAGGAAGCTGAAGAAGGTAGCCTAGCTGCTCTAAGCGTAATCATGGATAGAGTTGAAGGCAAAGCTGTACAAGCTACTGAGATAAGCGGTCCTGATGGTGTAGAGCTGGTTAAAGGGATTGCTATTACATTCGTAGAGGGTCATGGAAACCAAGATTGATGCTAACGGCATTGTCTGGCCTTCTTTTCCTGCCAAGCTAAAGTGTTTATTTGAGCCTAAAAATAGCCGTTATCGTGTGCTTTTTGGCGGTAGAGGTGCCGGAAAATCTCATTCGATATCACGCGCGCTGCTTTGCAAGGGGATAGAGAAAACTCTTAGAATCTTATGCGCCAGAGAGTTTCAGACTTCCATCAAGGATTCAGTTCATAAGCTCTTGGTAGACCAAATCTATGAAATGAAGCTAGAAGCTCATTACACCATTACTCAAACTAGCATTAGAGGGTTAAATGGTACAGAGTTTATCTTTGCCGGCATTAAGAACAATATTAATGGGCTAAAGTCTATTGAAGGTATTGATTACTGTTGGGTAGAGGAGGCAAACAACGTAACGGCTACATCTTGGGATATTCTGATTCCTACAATCCGTAAAGAAAACAGCGAGATTTGGATTAGTTTTAACCCTGAATTGCCCACAGATGAAACTTATAAGCGGTTTGTCATCACATCACCAGATAGTGCAGTAGTTCAAAAAGTTAACTGGAACGATAATCCTTGGTTTCCTGAAGTATTGGATTTAGAACGTCAATCGCTTAAAGGTAGGGATTTTGAGTCATATCAGAACGTTTGGGAAGGTTTTACTCGCTCTACCATTGATGGCGCTGTATTCGCAAAAGAGATGCAAAGAGCAGAACAAGACAATAGAATCTGTAATGTGCCTTATGACCCTATTAAGCCTGTAATCGCTGTATTTGATATTGGTTGGGCTGATGCAACTGCTATATGGTTTGTACAGTTTGTAGGCATGGAAACAAGGCTTATTCGCTATTATGAAACAACCCAGACCACAATGAGCGAGATATTAGCCAAAATGCAGACCTTTGGATATGTATATGACATTTTATATTTACCCCATGATGCTCAAAATAGAACTATTGCTTCAAATGGCCGTAGTGTAGAAGAAATTGTGCGTAGTGCCGGATTTAATGTTAGGATTATCGAAAGAACGCCTATTGCTGATTCTATTAATGCTGCTAGAACAATATTTAGCTCGTGTTACTTTGATAAAAATAATACAACTGCTGGATTAGATTGTTTACGGCATTATCGTTATGACGTTGACCCTGATACCAAAGGCTTCAGTCAAAAGCCATTACATGACCAATATTCACATGGCGCTGATGCTTTTAGATATATTGGGTTAATGATTCAAGAAAAGAAAGTAGTAAAACGCAAACCAGTAGACTACAATATTTCAAGCTGGATGGGCTAATAAAGGGATAATATGGCGGTCTATGACTCAGGTAATGGTGGTGTGTACTCTACCGAATATGGCGATGACTATGAATCTGGTGTAATCGAAGAAGCTAAAGAGTTTCTGCGTTTCTGCGCTGATAATGATTCAAACAACAGAGTTGAGGCATTAGATGACCTTAAATTTGCTGGTGGTGACCAATGGCCAGTTGAGATTCAAAACAGCCGTTTATTAGAATCCCGCCCTTATCTGACAATTAATAAGATTGATGCTTATTGCCGTCAAATCACTAACCAACAACGTCAACAGCGCCCTAGAATGAAGGCGCATGGCATGAATAGCCAGTCAGATGAAAAAGTAGCTGAAATTATTACTGGCATATTGCGTCATATTGAGAATCAAAGCGATGCCGATTCAGCTTATGACAATGCGTTTGATTTTGCTGTTCGTATGGGTTGGGGCTTTTGGCGTGTAGTTCACGACTTCCCAAGCCCTGATTCGTTTAATCAAGAAATCTACATTAAGCGCATTGAAAATCCTTTTATGGTCTATTTTGACCCTAATTCGACTGAACCTGATGGTTCTGATGCTGAAAAATGTTTAATTACTGAAGTAATGAGCAAAGAAGTATTTAGAAAGACTTATCCTGGCGCTGATGATGGCGGTGGCTTTACTCCTAGAGGAACAGGCGATAGTCAATCTGAATGGATTACTAAAGAAGATATTAGAGTTGCAGAATACTTCTATACAGAACATAAGCGCATGAAGCTATTGCTTTTATCTGATGGCACTACTTGTTATGAAGATGAAAAGCCTAAAGAAACTATATTGCAAGACGCTGGCATTTATGTCGTTTCTAAGCGTGAAACCATTAAAAAGCAGATTAAATGGTGCAAGCTAACAGGTATGCAAGTCTTAGAACAAAAGGATTGGGCAGGTAAATATATCCCTGTAATCCCTGCATATGGTCAACAGCTTATTGTTGATAGCAAGAAAAAGAAGTTCGGTCTTACAAGAATGGCTAAAGACCCACAAAGAATGTATAACTTCTGGTCAACAGCTCTTACAGAATCAGTAGCCCTTGCACCTAAAGCTAAGTTCTTGCTTGCTGAAGGTCAAGATGAAGGTCATGAGATGGAATGGAATACGGCAAACATTAAGTCTATGCCGGTATTGCGCTATAAGCAGACCGATTCAGAAGGTCGCATAGCTCCAGTTCCTACTCGTATTCAGCCAGAACCTCCTCCTGCTGGAATGGTAACGGCATTACAAGGCTTGAATTCTGACTTGATGGCTGTAGTTGGAATTTTTGACCCAGGTCAACTTCCACAAGGTATGCAGTCTGGCAAGTCTTTGCAAGGGCAACAGCAACAGTCAGATATGACTAACTTCCACTACTATGACAATTTGACTCGTTCAATCCGTCAATGTGGCCGTATTTGCCTAGACCTTATTCCCCATATTTACGACAAAGAGCGTGTTTTACGCATTATTGGCGCAGATGGTAAAGGCGAGCTAGTTACCTTGAATCAGCGTGGAGTTGATGAACAAGGTGTAAAGAAGGTCTTAAATGATGTAACTGTAGGGCAATATGACATTGTGATGGAAACAGGCCCAGGCTATGCTTCTAAACGTCAAGAAGCAGTTGATTCTATGATGGCTATGCTACCGGCAGACCCTAACCTTATGGCACAAGCGGGTGATTTAATCTTTAGAAATATGGATTTCCCTGGTGCTGATATTATTGCTGACCGACTTGCCGCAGCTAATCCATTAGCGCAGATTGATGATAAGTCCGATGTGCCTCCACAAGTACAAATGCAACTGGCTCAATATCAGCAAACTATCCAGCAGCTACAGCAACAGATTCAGCAACTTACATTAGATATGAAGTATGGCGCTAGTGTTGCAGAGCAAAAAGATAAGGCTATGTTGCAAAAAGCCCAAATGGATAATGCTACTAGACAAGCTGACAGCCAACTACGTACAGATACTATTGCCCATGACACAGTTATTAAAACTGAAACTCAAAAAGAAATTGAGCAAATGAAGGCGCAATTAGCATTAATATTGTCGCAAATGGATGTACGTACTGAACGTGCAGCAATGGAAGAAGCAGTAGAACGTGGTATTTAATCGGAGAAATAAACATGGCAACAATTACAGGCGATAACGCACTTGAATGGAAAATGAGGGAAATGGCTAGAAAAGCAGGTAAAAAGTATGAACCTGAATCTACCAACCCATTTAAAGGAATGGACAAAACTCAGCTTAAAGAACAAAAATCTTTAATAAAAGAAGCTAAAAAAGCAAATAAAGAAAAATAGACAACAATTATTTAAAGTTGTATATATGTGATATTAACTAAGGAGCTTGAGAAATCATGGCCGAAAAAGAAGCAAGTAGTGTAGTAACAAGTAACAATGCAGCAGAATTCTATGCAGAAAGATTAGGTTTGTCTGAGTCGGTAGAGCCAACTGAGGCTGATGATGTAAAGAAATCGTCAGAGCCAGAGCAAGAACCAGAGCAGAAGGAACTGAAAGCAGAGGAAGAAGCTAAGGAACAGAAGCCTGAAAAGCAGAAAGACAAGCTAAACAAGCGGTTTGATAAGGTAACGCAAAGAGCTAAAGATGCAGAAGCTAAAGCGGTTGACTTAGAAAATCGTCTTAAAGAGTATGAAGCTAGGGTAAACCCTCAACAACAGGAACAAACCCCTGTAAAAGTTGAAGGAAAGCCCCAAGCAAGCCAGTTTAATGATGCTTTTGAATATGCAGAAGCATTAGCGGAATGGAGTGCGGAAAATGCTTTAAAGCAAAGGGATGCAGAAGAAGCTGGTCGAAAAGCCCAAAAAGCTGCCGATAAAGTTTTAGAATCTTGGAATAAAAAGATAGCTAAAGCTAAAGCTGATTTGCCTGATTTTGATGCAATGGTTCAATCTAGTACAGTAGTTGTATCTGACGAAATACGAGATTCAATCCTTGAAAGTGATGTAGGAGCACAACTTCTATATTTCCTAGCATCAGATGAGGACTTTGCTAAACGATTGACAGAAATGCCAATGGTTAAAGCTCTAAGAGAAATTGGCAAGTTAGAAGCGAAGTTTGAAGCAAAGGAAGTAAAGACTCCAAAAGCTGAAAAACAAAGGGAAGAAGTTTCAAGAAGTACAGCACCTAGCCCTATTAGGCCGTTGACTGGTGGCAAAGTTGGAAATGATGTGCTTTTAGACTCCAATGGTGAGTTTCATGGCACTTATTCACAATGGAAAGCTGCAAGACAGGCTGGTAAGGTTAGATAAACCTAATTTTTTTGGAGAATTAAAATGGCAAATACCTTGCTAACTATCTCGAAAATCACCAACGAAGCGTTGATGGTTCTAGAAAATGAATTAACTTTTACATCCGAAGTAGACCGCAACTATGATGACCAATTTGCCGTTGTTGGCGCAAAAATTGGCGCAACAGTTAACGTACGCAGACCTGGTCGTTTCATTGGAACAACTGGTCCAGCTTTAAACGTAGAGGACTTGAACGAAACTTCAGTTCCAGTAACTTTGTCAACTCAGTTTCACGTTGATACTCAGTTCACCACGCAGGATTTGGCTTTGTCTTTGGATATGTTCTCTGACCGAATTTTGAAGCCAGCCGTTGCTGCTATTGCCAACAAAATCGACTTTGATGGTACAACAACTGCTGCTTTGAATACTGCTAACATCGTTGGTACTGCCGGTACACCTCCTACAGGTCTTTATACATACCTGTCAGCACAGGCTTACCTTGATTCTGAAGGTGCACCTCGTGATGGCCGTAGAAGCTGTATCGTTGAGCCGTTTACATCTGCAACTATCGTTGATAGCTTGAAAGGCTTGTTTGTTCCTACTGCTGAAATTTCTTCACAGTACACAAAAGGCTTGATGGGTCGTGATTCAGGTGGCATGAACTGGAAACTTGACCAAAACATTGTTTCACAAACTTTTGGTAACTTCTCTAGCTCTACTGTTACTGCTTCTGTTGCTACTACAACTGCTACTGGTTTCTTGACCTCTG